ATGAAGTTAAAGCACGAGACTCTTTCCAACGCAACCGCCGCTATCGTTAAGAAAACTCAGGAACTATTGGCGGCAGGTAAAATTGGCCCCATAGATAGTGACGTTGCGAAAAAATTAAGGGAAGAAAATATTCCTGCCTGTTCTGAATTGATTAGACGTATGCAAGATACTCGCCCAATATGTCCTGACTGCAAAACCATCATGGTTAAAACTCATATTGAGTTAAGTGATGGTAGCGGTTGGTTCTCCGGTTGGGGTTGTGATTGCAAATATGAACCAAAAAGTTAAACGTATATTCCCCGGCCCCGTCAATGGACTAATCAATTGGATGGAAGAAAACTTTGACAGTATAGACGAGTTTATTGTTACTTTTCACCTTAAAGACGGTACTACAATGACTGTCTATGATGTCTATAGTTACTTTAATGCTTTAGCAATAACTGAGATAAGTAAGGATACTATCCATAAATTGTCTCATGATGATGAATTGATTTTGAAGGAGAGATAATATATGTCTGGTAAATACGAAGAACCTACTTGCGAAAGAAGTATGACTCCGTTAATGGTTGTTGTAGATATTTTATTTAACTTAGCGGAACAAGGAAATAAACTTGTCAATGAACTAATTTATACGGTTGAATCTCCCAAACCGTCAACTTGCAAATCTAATGACGTTACGGAACCGATAACACTAACACATAAATTGTATTTGTTGTCAGAGTATTTTACTAATAACAACACTATGCTTAACGACATTACCTGTATGTTAAAGAACGAACTTGGTGATCAGAAAATATTATAGTGAAGTGATCTTATGACCGATCAGCAAAAGGAAAAGAAAAAACTATCAGCTCAGAAGTTAAGGGAAAAAGCGGCAGCGAAAGTTGAACTCGAACTACGTAAATGCTCCAGAGATGTATCCTACTTTATTGAAAAGTATGTCTTTATTGAGGACAGGGATATTGAGGGACTTGTCGCTAAATTCTCTTTATGGGATGGTCAGAAAAACGCTCTTTCTTCTATTGTAGAGCATAAATTGAATATAATCTTAAAATCTCGTCAATTAGGTATAACTTGGCTTGCTCTCAGTTATGCCAGTGGCGAGATTATTTTTAAGGACGGTTATTCTGTTGTTGCTATGTCTAAGAAGGAAGATGATGCTAAAGAATTGATTCGCCGTATGGAATTTATTTTGCGGCATTTACCTCCCTGGATGATACGGGAGAAGAAGAAGGTTCTTAAGAATCATAATTTTAGCGGCCCTGTTTGGGAGTCAACTACCTTATCTATAACTATCTATCATAAAGGCAAGGAACCTTCTATATTTACGGCTATGAACGCAAGTGCTGATAGTGGTCGTTCTTTTACTGCTAATCTTGTGATACTGGATGAATGGGCGTTTCAGATGTTTGCTAGAACTATTTGGTCAGCGGCATATCCTACCATTAACCGTCCTACCGGTGGTAAGTTAATAGGACTGTCTACCGCTAAAAAAGGTACTCTATTTGAAGAGATATGGGATAAGGCATATAGCAGAGAGAATACTTTTAATCCTATATTCCTACCCTGGGATACTGATCCAAGACGTACTCAGGAGTGGTATGAGCAGACTAAAAAGGACTTGCCTAGTAGTTATATGGCAGAGTATCCAGCGACCCCAGAAGAGGCGTTTACTGCCGGTGAAGGGCAGTTTTTCAAAGAGTTTCGCCGTGATGTGCATGTAGTTAAACCGTTTAAAATACCGTCCTGGTGGAAAAAGTTCTGTTCTCTGGACTATGGACTTGATATGACCGCCTGTTATTGGTGGGCAGTATCGCCGGAAGGTATTTTATATGCCTATCGCGAGTTGTATCAATCTGACTTAACGCTTAGTCAGGCGGCGAAAAAGATTATCTCCATGACACCCAAAGACGAGAAAATAAGTTACACAGTTGCTTCTCCTGATTTGTGGAATAGGCGGCAAGAGACAGGGACAAGTGGTAGGGAGATAATGAACCGTGCCGGACTAAATAACCTACGCAAAGCAAAACATGAGCGTAAAGCTGGTTGGAGAGCGGTAAGAGAGTATTTATTGGTTAGGGAGGAAAAGCAGGACGTTATGACCGATGAAGGCATTAAGACCGAGACTATTTTTACTGCTAAACTAAAAATATTTGATACCTGTAAAAATATGATACGTTGCTTGCCGCTACTAGAACATGACAAGAATGACTCTGAGGATGCGGCAGATACTCCACACGAGGTCACGCACAGCAACGAAAGTTTACGCTATAGCGTAATGTCAAGACCTCCCATTTCTAGTAATGAAAGGTTCGTATTTCCCGATGATATGTCACTATCTGAGCAGTCAGCAGTTTTAAATAATATTGCATTTGAGAAAGAATATGAGAAATTACAGGAACATATTGTGGGTTTTTAATAATAACCGAGGACGGTGTTATTGATGAAGGATGATGAAAAAAGGTTTTTCCTGGAAGTAGTTAGTAATAAAAAATTAGATGAAAGAATTTCTCCGAGGGACATTATCAATTCAGATGGTTTTTATATGCACCACAAGAGAGCATGGTATCTGCTTGAAAAGTGGTCAAGTAAAGGTTGGTATGATTATGGAGTTACTCTTGATCTTGGCTGGATAACTTCTAAAGGGTACGAATTTGCTAAGTCGATCATGACGGAGTAATTTGCGGGAAGTGATTAAATGGACTGGAAAAAACCATTTCGTGCGTTGAAAAAGAAGGTGAAAGAGATAGTGGCACCTACTGTAGAATACGATCAAGAGACTCTTGACTTACTTAAATACTGGCAAGATCAGTTTGAGATTGACCGTTTCGCTAAAAAAAAGTATGATAATCTCATGGATTCATGGGAGAATATGTATAACGGTAATCGTGAGTTTGAGAACGTCAATAATCGGCAAGATAAAGAAGCGAGAACTGTTGTTAACTTTCCTCGCCTAATTATTGAAGCGTTAATTGATATGACTATTCCTGACCATGACTTTAAACCAGTTACCGCTGCCGATGAAGTGCCGGTTAATGCTTTAAAAAGTTACGTTGGCTATGTGCTAAGAAGTTCTTCTCCTTCACTTGAAGAAATGAATATGTCGGACGAGCGCAGGGTAAGTAAGCTTGGCGGTACGTTCAAGAAGGTTCACTGGAATAACAACATTAAACGTGCTGGATATGTCGGTGAGATTGAGATTAGTAACCCTCACCCGAAGGATATTATACCTAACAAGTCGGCAATTAACTTCGCTGACGATATGGAGCATTATCATCATCCGGTTAACCGTACACAAAAGTATATTCTTCGTAAATGGAAAGATATAACGAAAGATATGTTGGAAGAAAAGGCAATACTGTATGCCGAGTATGACGAGATATTGGGCGACCAAAGGATAACTACCGCTACCGACACTACCGGAGTTTCTAAAGATACCGGACTTGGCAAGTACACAATTATTGAGACTACATACCGGGACGATGACGGAGATATTTGTAAGTTGTGGTGGTCAGGTGATTTGCTGATTAAACACCTTCCTAAGTTCTTTTATCGTAGGGACGAGGAAACAGGCGAACCCTATATGACTGAAACTATTGAAGCAGGATCTATGCTGAGAAAAAGCGTAGACGAGCAAGGTAATCCAGTATACTCTAAAATAGACAGCGATATTGAAGCAGAACACTATATACCTACCTGCTGGGATATAGTCTATCAACCGTTTATTATGCGTGATAAATGTTGTTGGGGTATATCTATCATGGAAGATGTTTGGGACTTGCAGGAGTCCATTAAAAAGGCAATACATATGTATGAGGAATCTTTTTTGCGCGGCAGGAAAAAGATATTGACTGCTTCACAAGAAATAGCAAGGAAACTTGAAGACCCAACATCAGAGATTATCCATGTTAATGATGTAAGCGAGATAAAGGAAGTTGATTTAAGTACCGATATTGATGGTATACAATTTGCTGATTGGCTAAAGGGTGCTATGCAACTAATTACCGGCGTGACCGATGCCTCTTTGGGTATTCATCAACCTGGCGTAACTTCCGGCGATCAGGCGCAGGCATATATCAGTCAGTCAAGTAACAAAATTGCCGTTAAATCTGCCTATAAGTCAACATCATATAAGACACTTTACCGCACTATTGCCGAGTTTGCATTAGCGTTTTGTGATGATGATAGACCTTTCCGCATTACCGGCGAGAAGGGCGAGAATAAATACGGTCAGTTTAACCGCTTATCCATGCTTCGTGATGTTAACGGCGACTTAATTTATCCTGACTTCGATATCGAGATTAGCGCAGAAGTTGGATTTATGAAGAATAAGTCAGAAATGATGAATTCTATTGTTTCTCTTGCAGGACAGGGACGTTTTGAACCTACCCCTGGTAATATGCTGATACTGAAAATTCTTGATAAAATCGGTGTTCCGCACCTTAAAGAAGTTATCGGACAGATGGAGCAGGACATACAGCAGGCACAGGAGATGCAGGCAAAACAGGAAGAGCAGGCAAAACAGATACAAGAACAGCAACTACAGCAAAGCACCGATATGATGCTTGCTAAACAACAGCACGAGAAAGAACTTGCTGTTATGAAACAGCAGGGAGAATTAAACCGCCAACAGCAATCGCACGACCTTGAAAGTAATAAAGAGGTTATGAGCGGCGAGTTGCAACAGGGCGCAGTTATGCAATTCATGGACAAGTTAAATCAGGTTAAAGAACAAGATCCCGACGTGTTTATGCAGATTATGAAGTTATCGGCAGAACAGCAGGTGCAGGCGGTAATGAGTATAGTAAGTTAATAACGGAAAACCGGAGGTAAATAATATGATAAAAATACCGTTGGCATCAAAAGAAGAAGTTGAAAAATTCAAAAGCAATGTTAGTTACAAAAGTATGGTCGTGGAAGAAAGTCGCACCCTAACTGAAAAAGAAAAGAAAGTAATCGACAAAATGAAGTCTACTCCGTGGGGAACTATCGTCATTAAGATGAAGGGCGGTAAACCTGTTATGCTGAGTGCGACTGAGGATATTAAACTTGATTAGGAGGCGTTTACTATGGCAGGTTGTAAGGTCAAGGGTAAAGGCATGAAGGGTA